GTTTTATCTTCGCCAGTTGCAATAATGATAAGAGGTACAGTTCCGGTGCCAGCCGCCGCATAAAAACTTTCGTCTGTTACGGTTATGCTAACGCCCGGTGAGGTTAATGTAGCCATATTGTTCTCCCATTATATATAATTTTTTATGGATACAAGTATTTATCCAAAAGACGGTATTATGCGGTATTATAGAATATTGGAGTACGCGGTTTTAGTGGTTTTTGATAAATAGCCTTCACACAATTTTTAGTGCTGTAGGCGGGTTTTTGACGTCTATGTCTGCTCTTATTTCAGCAACTCTTGATACTAAGTCGTCTATTGAGGTTTCATTTTTAATTATATAGTCTACAGGGTGTCCTACCCAATTCCATTCGCTTTCATGTACACTATTATAACGTGTTTGCATAATTTTTCTATTTACTGCATTTGTTTGTGAAGTTTTAGCAATGTCATACCATTCAGGTAAATCACCACGTTGCACCCAAATAACAAACCCGTTCATTTGTTTAACTAATTGTAATTCATTTTGAAATCTAGCATCACTTACAACAACACAAGGATCTGTTTGATGTCGCATTCTCAATCTATATTCTAAACTGTTAAGCCAAATATCTTGATGGAAATGATTTCTAAGTACTTCTGTACCCATTAATTGTAATGCTAAACGAGGAGTAAAATTATCAATATTTAATTTTTTGGTCCAGTAGAGGTCTGGTGTTTCTCTAAAGTCTCTACTTTCAACAGTATCACCTTCTAAAAGATGACGTTCCCAACCGTATATAGTTGAACATAAGTCTTTTAAAGGTGCCGCAAAACTGTCCTGTACGCATCCATGATTGTCAACAAACATATTTGCTACTGTGTTTTTGCCTGAACCTATAAATCCTACGAGTCCGATAATATTCATATTCTACCTGTTTGTGTTGTGAAAAATACTTATCATCGCTGTGTTGTTAACGACAAGTAAAAAAGAAATTAACCTATGACAAATCCTAATGGGCTATTTCCTTCTTCCATGTTGTGTACTGCTTGTATAAGTAAATCCAATTCTGCTTGGCCTTCTTGCTTCATTGCTTCACCATTGAGAACAATGTTACCACCTGCACCTGGGATACCACCCATGTACTTGCTTCTTGCTTCACCAAGTATCAATTTCGATTGAGCTAATGAAAAATCTCCTAACCACTTACCTGCGTAAATATCACCAAGTAGTAATGATTCGGGAATAAAATTATATACACCAACTGCTACTTCTTCATCTGTTGAAACGTTTCTTAGGATTTTTAAAACTTTGGTATTTCTATTCCAAAGGAAATTATATTCACTACCAAAAATACGTCCTATAGTTTCTTTGTACTGTGAGAATGCATCAAATGTTACTAAGCCACCTATTTGGCCTGCATTTAATAGATACATATTGTTGAATGCCACATCAAAAGGATCAAAGTTTGAGCCTGTGCCGGAGTTACTACCAACTCCTCTACGATAAAGACGTCTTACTTCCATTACTTCTTGGGGTAAAGTATATTCTGTTTGTCCAATTTGGGTTTGAATAAAGATTACACTCTCTTCTACCGCACCGGAACTCAGTTGTCTATACCGTCTTAAAGCAGAATCGATTGCTACGTCGTAATGATCTCTGTCGAGCTCTACATCGATAATGTCATCTGCTAGTCTGAGTTGTAACTCTCTTACGAGATCTTCTCTACTGCTATATCCTATTTGATTCTCTGGCATAACACTATTTATCAGAATTTAGAGGTGTGTTGTGTAAGAGTGGTTAAAACGTCTTTAAGATAATAGTGTGTTCGTTAAAGCGACCATTCATTCTAGTATCAGTAGTTTTAATAGCCTCAAAGTTCTTATTGCATGATGTTTTAGCACCTGATATAAAAGGTTTTAGTTGCTCTTTTGGCTTACGGAGTGTTTTTTGTAGGCTTGATTCTTCACAAAACCCTTGGAGAGTTGTGCCTTTTACATTTAAGCCAGCACCTTCTCTTTTAAGTTTCCTTGGGTCTTCATTTAATGCTCGATATACTCCTAGTTTCCTAGTTTTAACATTATATACCCAACATTCGTTAGCATAAACAACATCAGTAGGTGTAACACTTGCTAAACCTAAATCAGGTTCATTAATCTTGAACTTTAATTTTTGCACAATCTTCTCTTTAGACCTAGCCTTAGGCTTACGAGCTTTGCGTTTAACGGCTTTTGTTTGTATAATGGTATCACAAGCAGTATTAATCATTTCGTAGTACTCTACATACGTCTTACGCAGTTTTAGATTAAAATTACTATATGCTTCTTTTATATACGGGTCTTTCCATTCGAGAACTTCAAGGGCTTCTAAATATCCGCTATTAAACTCTTCTTTAATTAACTTTGCATGAGGGACTTTTACTTCTGGCTGATATACCATCATCAACTCATAAGGCTTGAATTGTTTTAATGTTTTTTTACCATCAATTAATTCATCTAAGAAGTATTCTAAATCACCACAAAGAGTACATATCTGATTTTTCATTCTATCTTGGATACTAATTTTTATCTTTTGTGGCTTCAGTTTTTCCTGAACTTTTCTTTCTGTTAATTCTGCTTTTCCTCTTTTAAGCCATTCCTCCTTTCTACTGTCTAAGTACTTTTCAAATTACTTAGGCAAGTAACCTAGTTTGTCTTCAGTAAAAAACATTATGGCACTTGGCTTAAATACCCAGTCAGGACTTGCTAACATAATTTCGCATTCTTTTTTATCCCAAGGGGATTTATGTTTGACCCATTCTCTTGTCTTATTAATTTTGACTTTATCTTTAATTTCTGTGCGGACAAAAGAATTCACTGAACTATAGGCTTTTTCTTTCTCTTCTTCAGTCTTTGCATCACGGAGAACTTCCCAGTCTGGTTCCGGTGTAAAATAAATGTTTTTCTTTTTTCTTGTCGCCACGTAAATAGTTATCCTTTAGTATAAAAAGACATGCTACATATTAACACATCTTTTAACCCTGTCAACAACTATATATAAAATTAACGCAAAAATTATGCGATTATATTGGTAATATTCTTGAATTTGGCGTTTTTGCCGTAGATTTCCTTCCAAACAGCAATAGTTTGGTCAAGGCCTTCGCTTAAGGTAATTTTAGGTTCCCAACCTAACTTTTTTGTGATTTTATCATTTGAACTATTGAGCAAAAATATTTCACCCGGACGAGCAGGTTTTTTGTCCCAATGTATTGTTCCTTGCCAACCTATCTTAGATGCTATCACTTGTACATAATCTGAAATTCTGATTGCATTGTTTGGCCCTAAGCAAAAAATCTCTCCAGCACACTTCTCTGGATTGCGTATAACTGCCTCCCAGGCATCAAGTAAATCTTCTATGAATATAAAGTTACGAAATGGTTTACCATAACCTAAAAATATCTCATCTGGATTGTCTAACATTTGCCAAATAATTTGTTCAGTTACAAAAAAGTTATTGTCTTTTCTACCATATGCATTTGTTTGACGTATTGCGGTAAATGGTAATCCTAAACTTCTATTTGCATACTCTAAATATTTTTCACAAGCATACTTTGCCACAGCATAAGGAGCATTTGGATTTGGTTGTGTTTCTTCTGTGAATGCAATAATACTGTCATGTTGTTCTTTACCGTCTTTTATTAAGTCACTGACTGGTTGCCACCCATATACTTCCATTGTACTTGCAAACACAAAGTTTTGTAAGTTTGGTAAAGTTGATGCCGCTTCAATTAGGTTAACAGTACCTACATAGTTTACTTCAGAGAAAACTATTTGCTCATAGAAACTATCTTCTACTTCTGTTCTTGCCGCTAAGTGTACAATAATATCTGGGTCAAACTCGTGTAATTGTAATTTAACTTGTTGATGATCTCTTAAATCATATTCGAGAAATGCTAGTTCATGGTCGCCTTTAAGGCGTTCTACCATGTGTGAGCCAATGAAACCATCGTGCCCAGTAATAAAAATTTTCATGTGTGTCCTATGTTTTTGTTATCCACCAAGTAGCAAAATACTCTGTGGTTGTGTTTAATTGTAATCTTTCTCTTTTAATAAATTCGTCTACTGCTGGAATGACACCAAATTCTTCAATATGGCTTCTTTCAACATAGTCGTGTCCTGCTAAAATCCCACCTACTCTAACTTTAGGATACCATGCTTCGATTTCTGATTTTACAGGTTCATACTGATGATCACCATCTAAATAAACGAAATCAACAGAGTTATTTGCAAACTCTAATGCATAGTTGGCTCCCATTTGTCTAACTAAAAGGCTTTTAGTTGAACCTAAATCTTTATTAAATCCTTCAAAAGTTTTACAAACTCTTTCATAAAGTTGGTCAAGACTGTCTTGATTTTCAAACTCAGTCACTGATGGTTTATCAGTATATCCTTCATATATTTCGTATGGGTCAATGCCGTGGAATGTTTCTGGAACAAGTTTTGTAATTATAGATCTACTATAATCTCCCCGCCAAACACCTACTTCAACTGCTACAGGAATATTACCTAACTGCTCTTTTAATGTGTTTAACAAGGACTCTCTGTTCATACCAATATTTATCAGTACTAAATTTGCTTCATTAAAGTTCTGATAAATAGTGTTATGGGAAAGTTAAAACTATGGAATCCGACAAAAACTAACGATTACAAATTTTTTGATAGAATCGTTGGCGAGCATTTACATGCTGGCGGAACCGGTGTGCATGTACACAAATATTTAGGTATTCAAGATATTGGAGAGTCGAAAGACCCTACAAGGCCAAGTACCCAAGGTGATACATCAGAAATCTTTATACAAGACTTATTGTTCTTAGAAAATAGAGATAGAAAATACAGCGAAGACATTTTTGAAATGATTGGTACATACCAATTATCAGATAACGACGGTTTTGACTTAACGCAATTTGGTGCATTCTTAGCAAACGATACAGTATTTGTTAATTTTCATATCGAAACAATGATGGAAACTATAGGCAGAAAATTAATGCCAGGCGATGTATTAGAACTACCTCATTTACGTGATGATATGTTATTAGGTAGTGATGAAGCAATTAACAGGTACTATGTAGTACAAGAAGGTGCAAGACCAGCAGAAGGATTTGATCCACGTTGGTGGCCTCACTTATGGAGAGTTAAGTGTGGTCCAATTACAGATTCACAAGAATACAGAGATATACTTGGTACTGGTGAAGAGGAAGGAGATCTTAGAAATCTACTTAGTAAATATGCTGACGAAATTATTATTAATGATGCATTATTGGAACAAGCAGAAAAAGATGTTGCTTCTGGAGGAATAATACGCGGAGGAAGCCATTTATATGTTGATCCTAATGCTCCAGACAAGGCATATATAGAACCAAGTGATGGTTCGCCACCTAATGGGTTAAGCCTAGTAGGTAGTGGAGCATCTTTTCCTACTTCAGGCACAAGCGATGGAGACTTCTTTCTTAGAACAGATTTCTCACCACATAGATTGTTCCAAAAGAAAGGGACTAGATGGGTTAAATTTGCCGACGATGATAAACGTACATGGGCAACTGCTAATAAGACACTGGCATCGTTTATAAACAATGATGCTATTACAACAAACAGTGATGGTGAGCAAGTACCAGAAAAAACAAATTTAAGTCAGGTTGTAACACCTAGGACTGACACATAGGAGCATTAATGTTTTTTAACAAAGACACGAAATTAGATAGAGAAGCAGTTTACGAACAACTAAAAATAGATGAAGGAGTTGTCAATGAAATTTACAAAGACCACCTGGGGTATCCAACCTTTGGTGTCGGTCACTTGGTCACGGCATCCGATCCTGAGCAAGGACAAGAAGTCGGAACGCCAGTTTCGGAAAACAGGGTTAAAGAGTGTTTCGAAAAAGATCTCGACACAGCCATCAGCGAATGCACCGCTTTATACGGAGAAGGGTTTAATGATTGGCCCGGAGAAGTCCAAGAGGTGTTGGTTAATATGATGTTTAATATGGGAAGAACTAGACTAGGTGGATTTAAAAACTTTCGAAAAGCATTAGAAGAAGGCGACTGGGCTAAAGCAGGTATTGAAGGTAGAGATAGCAGATGGCACAAACAAGTAACTAATCGTGCAGAAAGATTAATGGAACGTTTAGAAAACGTATAATAAATTATGGCAGGTAAAAATTTAGATTACTGGTATGATGCTCAAGTAAAACGTTACTTGATTCAACTTGTACGAGTTTTTTCAAACTTTAAAACAGAAGAAATTGTTAAAGGTGCGAGACGCCTTAACAGAGTGCCTGCACGATATGGCGATATTTCAAGAATGGTTGCTCACATATTGAGAAACAATTCAGAGAATGCTGTTAACAATGCTCCACAAATTACAGTTAGTGTGCAAAGCATACAGCCAGCAAAAGACAGAATACAAGATCCTTTTTTAGTTGATACTAATCAAGTAGCAGAAAGAGAATGGGACGTACAAGCAGGTGCTTATACATCTGCACAAGGTAATTTATATACAACACAAAGATATATGCCAGTGCCATATAACTTAAACATCCAAGTTGATATTTGGACTACTAACACTGATACAAAACTACAAATACTTGAACAAATTCTTGTAATATTTAATCCAGGAATACAGTTACAAGTTAATGATAATCCACTAGATTGGACAAGCATATTTGAAGTAGAACTTACAGATATAAACTGGAGTAGCAGAACTTTACCTGCAGGAACAGACGAAACATTAGATATAGCAACATTAACATTTGCTGTTCCGATTTGGATTAGTCCTCCTGCTAAAGTTAAAAGACAAACTATTATACAAAGAATTGTTAATGATATTCATAATGTTTCTAGTATTGCAGACTTAGGGTTTGATAGCAGTTACCAAGACTTCTTTAGTTCTATACCTGATGATGCTACAGTAATTGTTTCACCAAGTAATTATAAAGTGCAAGTTGTGGCTGGTGGTGCTACACTATTAACACAATCAAATACGCCAACAAAATGGGCAGACATTATAGAAATGCATGGCGAATTAAGAGCAACAAGTAGATTAGAATTAAACATTAGTTCTGATCCTGCACAAGATGATGAACTTGTTATAGGTAGTATTACTGCTAATCCGTTAGACGAAAACAATATAGTGTTTAATGTTGATGCTGATACTTTACCAGCAGATACATTAACAGCAGTAACTAAAATTATAGACCCAGGTGTAAGCAGACCTGGTGATACATTAGCGGCACAAGCAACAGGACAAAGATATTTACTCACAGAATCAATAGTACCAACTTTTGTAGAATGGGGAGGTATTTCAGCAAATGCAGATGATATAATAGAATTCGACGGAGACGACTGGAATGTTGTATTTGATGCGAGTACTAAGGCTGATGATACTCATTTTATGAAAAACACCCACACAGCAGAACAGTACAAATGGACAGGAACACAATGGATAAGTAGTTGGCAAGGAACATACAATCCAGGTTTTTGGAGGTTAATACTTTGATAACCGCCGCAGGAGTTGTATTTCTAGCACAAGACACAGGAAGATGTTTGTTGCAATTACGAAACAGTGATAAACGTTACAAACACACATGGGGTTTCTTTGGTGGACTTATAGATAAGGGTGAAACTCCTTTTGAAGCACTACA